TGCCAAGCGGTCGTGCCTACCAGCTAACGAAGATGACGCACAACCAGCGCCGGCGCGTGTTCGCGTTCTTTTCAAAAGACAAGGTGAAATCCAATCCGGTGACTTCTCGTTCCTGGACTCGGCAGACTTCGAGCCAGTGGAGAAGGTCATCATGGAAACTGTACTGTTTGAGGGCGGTCAGTTGAGCAAGTCGCCTAAGCACTGGGAAGATTACCCTGAAGACTATATTGCCTTTACGGTGACGATGCTGGGCGCGATATCGTTCCCTTTTTGAAAGGGAACCTTGGCGGCTAACGGTTCCGACTCCACTGCCGGGGCCTGACATCATCAAGCGTACAAACTTGGACAACCAGGCAATGATAGAGCACGCACTGGTGCGGCATGGTTACGGTACGCTTGACGATATACGGCAGATGGACACTCGGGACTTCTTAGACGCGATAGAGTATCAAGAGATTGCGTCGGCTATCGAGAAGTACCACATGAACGAAGCGCAGCGGGCACGGTGACACGGCCCGCTGTCGTGCTATACTTGCCTGAAATGTAATCAGCATGGGCGCGCAGCATGGCCGAAGTCACAGAACTCATCACCCGCTTCAGTTTTTCCGGCTCAACCAGGCCCCTAGAAAACTACAACGGCAATCTAGGCAAAAGCATCGGCCTACTAGCCGGCATGACCGCAGCTCTAGGCGTTGCTGTTGTGGGTATCAACAAATGGGTGACAGGTGTAAGTCAATCACTACAGCCGCTCATAGACCTGAACGCACAAACCGACGTATCTGTTGAAAAGATCCAAGAACTATCCTTCATTGCAGAGCAGTCCAGCTCATCAACCGAGGCATTGTATTCGTCCATCAGTGGCTTGGCCGCAAAGATAGGCGAGGCCGCACAGAAGGGAAGCGAGGACTTTTCACGGCTCGGGATCAGTGTTAGGGGCGCGAACGGCTACGTTAAATCAACCGACACAGTTCTGGCAGAGGTTAGTAGCCGGTTTCGCCAGCTTGGCCTAACCATGAACGAGCAACAAGGCTTTGCTGAGGCGCTTGGCATAGACCCTGCCCTGTTGAGCATGATGAACCGAACCGGCGCAGAGATGGCGTCATTGCGAGGCGAGGCGCAGCGCCTTGGCGTACTGACGGCTGATCAGGTAAAGAGTGCGCAGGATTATAACAACGCGCTGGGGGCTTTGGGGTTCGGCATGGAGTCGGTCAAGCGGTTTATTGCCGTCGGCCTTGCGCCTGAATTGACAGAGCTGACCAAGGATTTCACTGACCTTCTAGCCGCTAACAAAGATTGGATCATCGACGGGATCAAGGCGACCGTGGGGGTTCTAGACGATCTGGTGGGCATGCTGATTCGGGTTGCGCCGTTTATCGCGGCTATCGGTGTGGCGTTCGGATTGGCTCAGTTGGCGGCTCTTATCTTTGCAGGAACTCTAACCTTGGCCACTGCGCCCATTTGGCTAATTGCCGCAGGTATTGGCGCTTTACTTTTGCTTTTTGATGATCTAATCGTAGCCTTTCGAGGCGGAAAGTCTGTCATTAGGGAATGGATTTTAGAGCTTACCGGGTTTGATATAACGCCACTTTTAAAAGATATCGTAGAAGGCTTTAAAGAGGTAGGCACAACCTTAAAGAATTTTGCACTTGGAACTTTTGAGGACTGGGAAAAGATATACTCAGGAATAGGGAAAATGTTGTCGGGCAAATTCAGCGAGGGATTTGACCAGATAGGAGAAGGCTTCGCTGATATGGTGGATACGTGGGGTGAGTTATTCAGGAGTGTCTTTGGCGGAATATTCGACTGGGCCAAAACCGCCGTAATGGATCTTTTACCGGACTGGGCGGTGGAACTTATTACCTCAGACTCCGGAGGCCCATCATCCGCAACCCCAGGCGGCAGCCAATCCCTGCGTCCAGGCGGGCGCGGCAATATCATGGACCAATACAACATGGTCGAGCAAACCGTTACTATGGACATCCGCACATCAGATCCCGAGAAGGCAGGCAATGCAGCAGCGGACGGTCTACAGCGGCACCTTGAAGATGCTCGGAACCAGACGGTTGGCAGGGGGGGCAGGTAATGATTGGATTTCGCGGGTACTTAGCCGGACAATTTAAAAACGATGAGGAAGAGGAAGAAATAGGAATAAACGGGTTTACTACAGCAGCCCGCGTACGTGAGCGAATAAGCCGTAGCGCATCGGTGCCGACTACTTTCCTAGAAGACGGTAGCCACATCAATGACCACATCATACGCAACCCACTGACCTTAAGCATCGAGGGCAACGTGTCGGATACGTTTGTCATGCCCGACCCTGCCATAGCCGCACTACAAGCCGCGCAGGCTCAGGTGGGCAACATCACGCAATACGCCCCCGCAAGGACGCAAGCACAGATCAGCAGGGTGTCAGGGCTTGCCACTGACTTCATAAGCGCGGTGGACAAGGTTGATAACTTTCTTGAGAGTAGCAACCGCGTGGCCGCATACCTTGGATTGCAGGACGCTAGAGCAATAACAAACATTCAAAAGTTTATTGACAACATGGAATCGGCACAATCTTCTGACCAGCTAATAAGTATTTCTATGCCGTTCAAAACTTATAAACAGATGTATATAACCTCTCTTGAAACAACAAGAAACAACCAAACAAGCGCGTTAGACTTCACAATGGAGCTACAGCAATTCCGGTTTGCCGATACCATCTCTGCGGACACAAAGGCAGCCGAAAACCCGTCAAGCTCCACCAACGGGCAGACAGCCGGGTCTAAAGATAAAGGCGTACAGGAAGGCGAAGAAGTTGAAGAGTCGGCCCTATTCAGTTGGTTCGGAGATCTTTTAAAATGAAGCGCTTGCAAAACCTAACAGCCGAACCCATCCAGCGGCATACTATCCTGTTTGAGAAAGACGAGATCACCTTTGTACTTAGGTTCTACCCGCGCACCCAGGTGTGGCTTTTTGATGCAGAGTTTGGCGGCGCGCAGGTGTACGGCCTAAAGCTATCCGTGGGCGTGCTGCACATGGTCAGTCAGAACCAACCTTTTGATTTTATCTGTGTTGATAAGAGCGGAAACGGGATTGACCCATTTACCCGGACAGACTTCAGCGGCGGGCGATGTGAAATCTACATGCTTGAGGCTGCGGGATATGGAGCAGATTCGGGGCGTGGAGGTACAGTTTTGATCATCCCAAGATTCAACAGAACCTACACTCTAGAAGTTGACATCGGCACGCGCACCGAAATAATCAAACCGCCCATGCGCATCAGCTTCGAGGCTGACAAGTCCACCATGGGCGGGCTGAACAAGTGCCGCATACAGCTGTACAACATCGAAGAACGCAAACGCCTGGCGATGGCAAAGGATGCCGAGCAGAAAAAGCGCATTCCTATACGGCTGTCTTGTGGTTATGAAGACCGGCAGGAGCTTGTCTTTAAGGGGACAGTATTCACAGGCGGCACCGAACGTCAGGGGCCGGATCTTATCACTACGCTTGAGTCACAAGACGGTGGCTTTGATTTCACCAATAGCTTCACGAGCCGTACTGTAATAGGCGGCGGGGTGGCTGTTAACGCAATTCTGGAGGATATGGTAAACACCGGCATTGGGAAAATTACACCGCGGCCTGTATTGACGCGGCCCAAGGTGCTAGTGGGTAATAGCGCTGAACTTCTCAACTCTTTGGTGACGCCAGGCGAAACCTGGTACATCGAAAACGAGCAACTTTATATCATCAAAGACAACGAAGTGACGAGCCGGTTTATACCCGTCGTTAGTGCAGCCACCGGTTTGATTAGCACACCGACTCGGGAGAGCAAGCTGGTGACGTTCCAGACGCTTATTAACCCTACCGTAAAGATAGGCCGACGTGTGCAACTCATAAGCACAACAGCGCCTTATATGGACGGTGTTTATCGCATTGAAACAATCACGTATAGCGGCGATAATTACGGGGACGCCTGGAGCCAAGCGTGTACCGGAAGGCTAGGAGCGGGGACGGTGGTTCTATGAATGAAAAGCGCCAATTAATTGACGTAATGAATGACGCGATAGAGTTTGCGCTGTCCAATCTGCATACGGCAACTATTGCTAAAGTGACAGGTGTACAGTCCAAGACGATCAGCGTGCAGCCGGTAATTAACCGCGTTGTAGATGGCCGATCTATTGAGCTTCCAGAGTTTACGATGGTTCCGCCTGTCTTTATGCAGGGCGGCGGCAGCTACACGGCGCACCCAATAGCCGTTGGTGACTATTGCTTGCTAGTACTAACAGAGCGATGCTTTGACAGATGGTATGGTGGCGCAGACTTTCAAAGCCCGGCAGAGTTCAGGATGCACGATTATAGCGACGGCCTGGCCATTGTGGGCGTTAATCCTATGGCCGGGGCGCTGACTATTCCGAGCGTGATTCAGCAGACGGGCGACACGAATCAGGATGGTAACTACACACGCCAAGGCAACATGGTGCAGGAGGGTGACACAGAAATCACAGGCGATTTTACGCTAAACGGTAATATGCAGGTTAACGGCAATATCACCTGCTCTGGCACAATATCAGCTGGGAACTTTTCGGGGTTGGCGGTGGCACTATGACAAGCACTAGCGACATCAAGGCGCAAGGCATTAGTTTGACTACTCACACCCACACCGGCGTAGAGCCTGGCACAGGTAACACAGGAGGGCCACAATAATGCAGGTCAGCGGATTAGATAAGGATCTGGATTGGCGGTTTGGCAAAGGCCGCGCCGTGTACAAGCGCGAATCTAAAGCTATCGCGCAGAACGTGTTGACCCGGCTGCGGTCATTTAAAGGCGACTGGTATCTGAACACGAAAGCCGGCGTTGATTGGCTCCAGTTGCTGGGCAATCTTGGCACCGAGCGGCGCATCATTCGGGCTGTTGAATCTACCGTGCTGCAAACCGAGGGCGTTATTTCCATCCAGAAGCTGGGCATAATTCGGCGAAACGCTAATCGAGGTGTTACAATCGAGCTTCAATATACTGACGTATTCACGCAGCAAGATTTGCAGACCCTGGAGCTCACCGCATGACAGCGCCACGATTCACGCCAGACAGTATTCAGGTACAGACCTTCCAAGAAATCTATGACGAACTGGCGGAGGGCTATCGGGCAATCTATGGCGATGATATTAATCTTGACGCCGACAGCCCCGACGGCCAGCGCGTGGCAATTGAGGCGCAGCTTGTTCTTGACTCGCAATCGTTCGGAGCGCTTGAGTATAATCAGCGTGATCCAGACTTTGCATTAGGCCAGTCTCTTAACTCTATTATAAAGCTATCAGGCATCACGCGCAGGCCCGCCACGCGCTCGCAGGTGGACGTTACTGTCGTGACTGATAGACCGCTTACCCTGCCGATTGATTACACCGTAGAAGACGACCTAGGGCAGTCGTGGTCAACGCTGGCGGTCCGAACCCTGATTGCCGGGACCACAACTGTTACGCTTTTTGCTGTCGACTTTGGAGCCATTGAAGCTGACGCTGACACCATCGTTAACCCGGTTACTGTTGTTATTGGCGATCAGTCTGTTACAAACCCGACTGCGGCAACCGTGGGGATTGATGAAGAGACAGACCAAGAGCTTCGTGTACGCCGCAACAAGTCTCTAGAGACCCCGCAGTCTTCCAGCACCGGGCGCATGTTCACAGCACTGGCTAGTGTGCCGAACGTTACTGACGTAGCGGTCTACGAGAACGACACAGCAACAATGGACGCTGACGGCATACCGGCGCATAGCTTGTGGGTAGTGGTCGAAGGCGGTGCTGTGGCGGCTATTGTCGAGACTATGACGAAGAACAAGACCGGCGGAAAGGGCATGGTGGGGGCTGTTACTGGGACATTTAGCGAGGATTTCAAGCGAC